TATAGCGACACCAGATTTAGGTGAAGCGAAGTCTCAAGTTATGCCAGATTACTCTGAAATTTTTAAAGACTTACCAGTGCCACCATCTTTGGCAAAACCAGCCTCAGAACCAGTAGCACCCCCAGTGCCTATGAAACCTATTACGTTACCTAGTGGTCAAACAGTAGAAATACCTGACATTGATATGGAAGCCGTTAATGCTAGTCTTATTGAAGCTGGAATCATACCTCAAATACCACAAGCACCAGCACCAATATCAGCTTCTGCACCGGTTGCAACAGAAAAGAAAAAATCTCAACAAATGTTAGATGACGGAGCTGATGTATTAGACGTTATTACACAATTACAAATTGAAGAAGGTTTACGTAATGAGGATGGCACACCAACAAAAGAAGCTTCTGCACCAACTTCAGTAGCACCTCAACCAATGATTCCTCAACCAATGATGCCTCAACCAATAGCACCTCAAGCTATGCCTTCTATACCATCGTTACCATCTTTAACACTTCCCACACTTCCAAAGCTTGGCAGTAGACCAAGCTTAACGAGACCCCGTATGCGAGTAAATCCTAGGGAGAGATAAACCAACATAGGCAGGAGAGAGCCAATGGACGCTGTAAATTTAGCAGAATATTTATTCAAGACTTTAAGACAAAGAGAACAGAACGCGGTTGACATAATTGCTGGTGGCAATATAAAATCGATGGAAGATTACAAATACCTTATGGGAGAGTTGTCGGCGATTCGCTCACTCATACAAGATTTACAAGAAACGCTGCATATGGATAATATCGATGAATGAAAAAGTCGCAAAAACAGAATTTGAAAAACATAAAGAAAAGCTTGCAGAAAAGAATCTAGAACAGTCATCTGAATTAGATAAAGCTTTTGTAAGCCAAGAAGAAAAAGTCCTCGATCCAGAGCTACTTAATAAATCCCTACTAGACAGAATGCCCAATCCATCAGGATGGCGTTTGTTGGTGTTGCCTTATAAAGGCAAGGGAGTTACAGAAGCTGGCATTCAATTAGTAAAAGAAACCGTAGATAGAGAAGCTTTATCTACAGTCATTTGCTATGTGTTAAAGGTTGGACCTTTATCTTATAAAGACGAAAACAAATTTGGCAGTGATGCCTGGTGTAAAAAAGGGGACTGGATTTTGATAGGCAGATATGCTGGAACTCGTTTTAGATTGGAAGATGACCATGAGGTTAGAATCATTAACGATGACGAAGTCATAGCTACCATATTAGACCCGGACGATATTAAATCTTTATAGGAGTAAATAATGGCAGAAGAAGCGCAAAACATTGAAGAAGTAGAAAGCATTGATGTAGAAATTACAGATGAAAAAATAGAAAAGGCTGCAGTACCAGAACACAGAAGAGTAGAAGATGAGGTTCAAGACAGTGCAGTTGATATTGTTTTAGATCAGAACAATGAAGTTACTCCAGTTACCGATGATCAAATTAAAGAAGATTTTGAGGTTTCTCCTCAAGTAGAAGAAAAAGCAAAAGATCAATCAGATATAGAGAAGAGAGCATCTCTTGCACAAAACAGAATCAACAAAGCAGTAGCTCAAGCTAAAGAGTTTCAAAGAAGAGAGTTAATGGCTGTTCAATATGCTAAAGATCTTAAAGATCAGAATGAGCAATTAAGACAGTCTCAAAAATCTTTTCAATCAAGTTATGGAGATGAATTCACTAATCGTGTTGAATCTCAAATAACTTTAGCAAGACAAGCTTTAAGGCAAGCTTCTGAGTCCCAGGATCCAGAGGCAATAGCTAATGCAACTGAAGCCCTAACAATGGCCACTTCAGATAAAGCTAGACTTGAACAATATAGGCAAGATCAAAAAAGATACGAAGAACAAGAAGCAGCCTATAACGAACAGGTTCAAAACCAACAAGAATATCAAACTCAACAACAACCTGTTGAGCAATATGATGAACCATCAGACAAAGCTCAGACATGGGCTAAACAAAATACTTGGTTTGGAAAAGACCAAGTTGCTACCTCAGTTGCCTTTGCAGTTCATAATCAATTAGAAAATGAAGGCTTTGACACTGAGTCTGATGAGTACTACACTGAATTAAATAGCAGAGTGCAGCAAGAGTTGCCTCATAAATTTAACGTGGAAGCGGACAAGAAACCCGTCCAAACAGTCGCTTCAGCCACACGCAATACATCGACAGGACGCAAACAAAATCGTATCGAGTTGACACCGAGCGAACAAGCACTAGCTAAGAAGCTTGGAGTGTCATTTAAAGATTACGCAATACAAAAAGCGAGGTTAGAAAGATCATGACAACAGAAGTAAAAGAAAACGTAGTTAAAGAAGAAGATGTTAGAGCTTCAAGAAGTTCCGACACTAGAGCAAAGGATGACAGACCAAAAGTCTGGAAAATGCCTTCTGCTTTAGAACTTCCAGACGAGGCTATTGAATTAGCTGAATCTCAAGGTTTAACTTATCGTTGGATTAGAGAGTCTATACTAGGACAAGATGACAAAACGAATGTCTCAAAAAGATTTCGTGAAGGATTCGAGCCAGTTAGACCAGATGAACTTCCGGGATTCCATGATTTGCCTACAGTCGATGACGGTCGGCATGCTGGAGTTATAGGAGTGGGTGGGTTGATACTGTGCAAAATTGATAAAAATATCGCAGATCAAAGGAATGATTTCTTTGAACAACAAACTCAAAACCAAATGACTGCCGTAGAGAACGACCTAATGCGTGAAGAGAATCCTTCGATGCCAATTTCAAGTAAAATGTCATCAAAGGTTACTTTTGGTGGAAGTGGTAAGTAATTACTATTTCTAGAATAAATATTAACTAGGAAACTATTATGGCAAATATAAATGCTAAATTCGGTTTAAGACCTATAGGAAAACTTGGAAGTGCTTCTAATAGCACAGGAACAACTGAGTACGATATTCTTACAGGTACAACCGGAAGTATCTTTACAGGCGACCCAGTAAAAATGGTCAACACAGGTGGCATAGCTGTCGCTGCTGCTGGCGATTTATTATTGGGAGTCTTTCAGGGATGCAGATACACTGACTCAGCCGGAGATGTGATTTATTCATCTCACTGGCCGACAACAACTGCATCTGCTGACGCGGTGGCTTTCGTAGTTGACGATCCTAATGCTTTATTTGAAGTACAAAGTGCTGCTACAGGTAGTGTGGTACAAACAGTTGTCGGTTTAAACGCTGACATTGTTTACACTGCTGGTAGTACAACAACTGGTAGATCTAATGTAGATCTCAGTGGCACTATGGCTACAGGTACAGCTCAATGTAGAATTATTGGATTTTCCAATGACCCAGAGAATAACGCTCTAGGAACTGGAAGTCTTTCTACATACGTCAACATGATTGTTAAAATTAACGAGCATTTTTATGCTCAAGCAGTAGGAGTATAATAATGGCGATTAATCGATCACAACTAGCAAAAGAGCTAGAACCAGGTCTAAACGCTTTATTTGGAATGGAGTACGACCGCTACGAAAACGAACATGCTGAAATCTTTGAAACTGAGTCTTCGGACAGAGCTTTTGAAGAAGAAACACTGATCGTTGGTTTCGGGAATGCTAAAGTAAAAGGTGAAGGAAATGCTGTTGAATTTGATTCAGCTTCCGAAGGCTTTACTTCAAGGTATTCGCACGAAACTATTGCGTTAGCTTTTGCTCTTACTGAAGAAGCAATAGAAGACAATCTTTACGATCGCTTAGGTGCTAGATACACCAAAGCGTTAGCAAGATCTATGGCTCATACTAAGCAAGTAAAAGCAGCTGCTGTTTTGAACAATGCTTTCTCATCCAGTTTTACTGGTGGAGATGGTGTTGCTCTTGTAAGTACAGCTCATCCTTTAGCGGGTGGCGGTACTTTAAGCAACAGGCCTAGCACTTACTCTGACTTAAATGAAACTTCGTTAGAAGATGCGTTGATTTCTGTATCAACTTTTACCGATGATAAAAGCATGATTCTTGCCCTTCAAGGTAAGAAAC